CTGCCGTATCAGAGCAGATATGAAATACCTCCCATAGTTGCTCTTGGTTCATCGGCTCCTGATTCCCTAGCTCTTGGCTGAGATAGGTCAAGCACTTGTACAGCTCGGCTTCTTTCTCTAGGTAGTAAAGCCTGTTACCCTCAAAATGGAGACTCATCTATTATGCGTTCTTTAGTTATCAAATCTAGTCCTTTTATCTCGAATCCACAGTTACCTGTCTTTGACCGTAGTCGGATAGGATCATTAAGTGCGGTAGGTCTACCGCCAGACTCTAGCTCCTTGACCTTGCGGATATGCACGTCAGTATATATCCAGTCCCTCTCGTGGGAAATATAGCGATGTATACAGATAAATTCATCAGAGCGGTTCACGAACTTACCACCACCCTCTACATCAGATGCCATCACAGGCATCGTATGGCCTGCGTATTCGTGGCTACCTGTGTGTACTTTTCTCAATGCTTGAGTCACAGGATGCGTATTGACTATGGTCGTGACTCGGTACTCTTTACAGAACTTGCGGATATTACTGGTCACTTCGTAGTGGTACTCGTGAGTACTTCCTGCTATGACGTTATCCTTCTTTATGGTTAGCGAGTTGTAGGGATCAATAAGGAATCCCTCGAACTCCCAAGCATCGTATACCTCTCTAGCTATCTGTAGCAGCTCGAAAGCATCTACGATAAGCTCCGAATCTAAGAACGCCCAATGTGCTTGTACATATGAGTGGTGTCTCCAGAAGGTAGGCTCGTCTATCATATTAATAGGCTTCCCAGCTAGGAACTCTATGAGCTTACGCTGTAGGCTTTGTACCTCGTTCTCTGACGAGTATACCAGCCACCGTGTGCCGTTCTCTAATGTATGTAACAGTTGTAGGTATGTCATTGTATGGGTTTTACCTACGTTGGCGTGACCAGTTACTACGATGAAGTTGCCCTTCTTAAATCTTAAGTATTCGTCTATATCTGGCACTCCAAACTTGGATGCCTCTGCGATCTTACCCTCTCTCGCTTTCTCTAGGTAGGTTAGGGTTTTGCTAGTGTCTACTATGTGTTGGTGAATCATACCCCTAAAATTAACATTCCATTTTTAATATCCTATAGCAAGGACAAAAAAAAGAGGAGTATTTCTACTCCCCTTGCCTAACACAATCAACCTACTAGAATGGTAGCCCATCGGTAGTAGCCTGTCCGTTTGTCGCAACTTCCTCTCTAGCAGAGAAGTGCGTTTGGTATGTGGTGTCCTCTTGCTTAGATTCGAGTACCCACTCTACAAAGCTGTCCGCTACCTTCAGTACATCGGTACTCTTAGCACCCTTGTCTTTTAGTAAATCGACTGCTGCCTTGAGACAGCTCTGCTTTACAATCATCTTTTGCTTGTCATCGCCTCCCGATGAATAGCTTGGCGTATAGCCTCCTTGTGCATACACAGGCTTGATCTTGTTGCCGTACTGTGTGTTGCTCAACTCGTACTCCACCTCTTGACCTACAACGAATTTGTCTTGGTCTGGCTTCACAGAGGAGTACTCGCCAGAGTCTCCATTGTCCATAGATACAAAGAACTTATACAAAGTCTTTCCATCTCTCAGTTGGTAGTCTCCCTTCGGAGATACCGATACTACTTTTGCTTTCATAATTATTGATTGTTTAAAGTTTCTAATTGTGCATAGTGAGCCTCTAGCATAGCTGCTCTCTCTTTGAGCCACTCGCTACCTATCTGGTCAGCGAAGGCTTCTAAGTCATCAATGACTTGGTAGAAGTTGTTTTCTGTATTCATCTCTCTAAGAATTTAAAGCGAATCTATACAGAAGAATTTACTTATGCAAAATTATTTGTGAATTATTTTTCCCTCTACCACGATCTGGCTAGAGTTCTTAGGTAGGTCAAGTGCTGGTTCAATGACCACAGCCTTAATGAATTTCTTGTTATCGTCTACTACCATCCCTGCATCTACTAGGGCATCCTGCGTAAACTTGATAGCCATTATGCAGTTGTCTAGGTCATAGCGATAGTTGACTCTAGCGGTAATGGTACAGTACTCAAATTGGAAGTCGTAGTCTAGTTGGTCGGTAACGACCTTCTTCCACTTAGTCTTCTCCTTGCTCCTAAATGTCCAATGAGGAGAGGAGTAGAACTTGTTGAGGCTGGGTATCTTGCCCAGCTCTATGACTATCTTGGTATGGTCAGATATCATTAGCCATCAATCTAAGAGCCATCTCTGGATCAATCTTAGCTATCTCACCTATGAGCTGTAGCTCTCGTTGTTTCGCTTCCTGCTTCTCTTGTTCGGTACTGTCGATACCTATGTTCGTGTAGATTCTAGCCATCTCTTGTAGGATGGTGTCAATAGCAGGGTTTCTCATAAAGTCAATCATTTGTAACGATTCCAATACCTTACGGTGTTACGGTCGTAGAATCCGAAGTGGGATAGGAGGTGATTGGTATAGTCATCCTGTACCTCCTTGTTTTCAATCTTGTGCCAATGGCTACGCCAGTCGATAACATTTTTTTTCTTGCCCATAATAGTATAATATATATATATTATTATATATTATTATTATATATTATTATATAATACCCCCTTTAGGGGGGTATATTATTTATATAATTTATTTATATAATATAATAATAGGGACAAGCTAGTTAAAAAAAAGGATAAAATCAAGGCATTAAGCCAGAACTTACTCTTCTCCTCGTAAACAACTTGAGGAACTTTGACTACCTTCTGTACTCGTATCGTGTCTGGTAGACACTCAGCTTCTACCGTGATAGTGTCGTAGGAGCGTTTTAAACGCACTCTAACGGCATTTCTCTCTAAAGTGATGGTATCTATCCTCTTAAGAATTAAAGTGTCTCTAAGGGCTTTATTTTCGGTTATGATTACCGTGTCCACTTTTACCGCAACCGAGTCTAGGATCGTTGGATCTTTTGCAATCGCACGTTTGAGGTGATACTTCGCACCACAAGATACGAGGAGCAGGGTTATTAGCCCTGCCCCTATTGTTCTTCCTACCCATCTAGCTACCACACGCTTCACAGTCTTCTGGGTTTTCTATGTTGCAGCTAGGCTGCTCCTTGTTTTCTAATTCATTAACAAAGTCCTCGAAGTCATTCGAGTATCCAAAGTCGGTGTTATTCATCTATTCTTCTCCTTTAGCTGCTTTGACTACGTTGCGGTATCTCTTTCTAGCTTCCTCATATGTTGCTAGTGCCTTCTCGTCTAGGTCAGTAAAGCCTAGCCAGTAGCCCCAGAATCGCTTGTGTGTCTCTTTAATCCACAGCCAGAATACTCTTAAGTGTTTCATCATTCTTCTTTTTTATTATCCTTGTACATTATATACCAACGCTGTGCCGTGTACCCAATGGTAAGGACTAGCAGCGTAATCTTTAAAGCCATCTCTATTTGTGAGAATGATATAGCGAAGGTACTCGCATTCATTAACAATACTTTCACGTCTGTCTCGTTCATTTTTTTGCAAATTTTTCAAGTCCTGCTATACCGAAGCTGCCGAGTGTCACGATCAGGAAGGAGTTGTACACGAAGTCATTAATCGGCAGATGACTACCGAAGAACCCTGTGACTACATCTACCAGCATCACAATAACCATAATAGCAAACGACAGGAAGCCTATGATAGTCTTCTCGTTGTAGTCGTTGCTGTTCTTGAATATCTCGGCAAACTTTATCATTCCTCTATCAAGTGCGCAAACTTCTCCGACACTTGGAAGCTCGGACAAGCCTTTGCTGCAAATTCGTTATGCCCTACTAGTTTAGCATTTGGGTACTTATCCATCAAGCCCTTGAGCAATGACTCCATAGAGTCCAGCTGCTCACCGAATAAAGTATCCTTAGGCTTCATATCTTCGTCACATCCTCCTACATAGCATACGCCTATAGATCGTGCGTTCTGTCCCTTTGTATGCGCTCCGCTAACATCTAAGTCTCTACCGTGTCCGATAGTACCGTCTAGCTCAATGACATAGTGGTAGCCGATATCCGACCAGCCTCTTCCGTCAACGTGCCAACTCTTGATTGTCTCCGTTGATACATCACGTCCTTCGGGAGTAGCTGCACAATGAATAATGATGTAGTCTATTTCTCTCATTCTTCGTCTACTTTAGTTATGTTTCCGATTCCTTGATTCCACATCTCTCCCTTGCAGCACTCTCTGCTGTATGTATTCTTGTCTTTGCACAGGCAGCCTCTACGCTTGTCCTGTGGTACATTCCATCTAGGTCTCATATCTTAGGTGTATGTATGTTCTGTCATTGTTAAGTTATGACATATTCAATAATAGCATTAACTAAACTTAGCGTTCCGTTGCTATTGAATTGTACGGATAGCTCGTCACCTTCACTAAACGGTGCATCGGTACTTGTAAAAGTGTCGCTAAAAAAAGTTCCGTCAGTCGTTCCGTGTGTTATTGCATCTCCTGTATGCACTACGCTACCACCAACTTGAATTCTAAATGTAGTGCTTGTCCCTGTGGCACTACCGCTTACTAGCACAAACATTACCTTTCTAATATATCCGTCTCCCATTGCTCCAAAGGAAGTATAGTTAGAAGGAAATAATCCTTCCGTTTGACTATTTATGGGTATGTAATAGTATTGGCCTGAGTTGTTGCTACTATGGTTAAAGTTTGTATGTATGTGGTGTACCTCGTCACCACCTCCGCCTCCTATGTTGCTAGGGGCTATCTTGATATTAGTAGTGCCGTCATACCCTACCAAGAAGTCTACATTGGCGGTATCGGTTCTAGTAGTAAAGTCGCTGAACTTTTTGTTAGCCATCGTTATAAGGTTTTGATTGAGGTGTTCATAAAGAAGCTAAGTTCATCTTCCGCCTCTTGGTCAATCGCTGCTACGCCATCAGTACCTAAGTCAGTAGTAACCCATCCGAGTACTATCTCCTCTGTAAGGTCTGCAAAGGGTACGAAGTCGGTGATGCTTGAGGTGTCAATAGTTGCCTCTTTAAACAACGCATACGAACCTTCGTTACCTGTAGCCGTTACATTGTAGTTTACCAAGTAGACAACATCGCTATTGCCGTCTAGCGTGTTGTATACCATCACATTATTTATCTTCCAAGTAGTAGCCATATCTTATTCTTCTTCGTTAAACCAATCAATAGGTAAAGCCTCTAGGCTCTCTAGGTCGCTAGGGTAGTCTGGATGCGCTACAATAGCAAACAACCCACCATCCTTATGCTCGATAAGGTATGCCCATCTTACGCAGTTTACCATATCGTAATTTGACCCTGCCGTTACTTCATCGTTGTATGCTTGGCATTCTGCCTCTGTTCCTATGTAGTACATAATTAAGCCGTGTATGTTCCGTAGTAATCGTTTACTGCTGTGTTAATATCTGATACGCTGCTGTCGTAGTCCACATTGAATAGGATATACTCAGCCATCTTTTGTGTGCTTACATTTGAACCAGTGGTAGCAGCTATTCGGAACATTTGATGCTGTCCTGTTCCGTTCACCGTTCCTCCGTATGTTCTTGGATTATCTGCGTTTATGTAAAACTTCACATTACCGCCTACGTCTCCGTGTGTTACAATAAAGATGTTAGGGTCAAATAGGGATATAGGCCACCCTCCTGTTGGCGTGTAAAAGTAAAAGGCTTGTCCACCCGATTGATAAGTAAACCTATTACCAGCAGATGTCCCCCTAAATTCCCAACGACCATTTGAGCTACTAGTGCCAATTAATGCATATTCACGCAAAGAAGGGTCGGTATCTAAATCGGTAACAAGAATATGCGTAAGGTTCTTACTTGGTATATCTACTTGGTCGGATAGTGCGCCTTCGGTATACATAGCTTTTGAAGTATCAAAAGATATTGAAGGTTTACCGTTTACTTCTATAACGCTACCACCCGACTTGATTATAGGCATTGAGGAAAAGCTAGTATTTATTAAATTCTTCGTACCTGCTTGGTCGTACCACTTGTTCACATATAGGTTGCTATCGCTCGGTAGACTTGCCGTGTCTAGATTGCCGTCTGCATCAAACCCAATATCGGTAAATGTAGAGCCATCGGGAGTAACTTGAATAGCGTTGCCTGTATAGCTACTACTCAACTTGCGTAGGCTGTAACCAACCACAGCGTTATCGTAGTCATCTAAGATAGGAGTAACGCCTCCTGCCTTACCTAAGTCTTTGTAAGTAATGCCCCAATCGTTGCTATTGTCATCTCTACCGCTACCGAAGTTAGTAGTCTCGTATATCTTACCCCAGTCTATTGTGTTAGCCATTGTTCTTATTCTTTTTCATTAGGTAGCGTTTCAGCTTCTGTATGTTCTCCGCCTTCGGCTTGTATACCTTCTTCACTACAAAACCCATCCATTGAAGTTTTGATTCTTACTAGGGTACATATCGTCATTGCTTGACGTGTTGTACTCTGGGTAGCGACTGCTATAGAATGCCATATGATCTACGAACCTACGGCTATAGTGTTCTGCTATGTCTCGCTCCTTTTGTACTAGGTAGTCCAAGTCCTGCTTCGTGATTGTTGTACCGTTCTCTGCGCTCTTAGTATAGATGCCTCCGTTAGCCACCTTAAAGTGGATGTACGGCAGTATCTCAATGGCTGCCCAATGAATCACCATATCCTGTATGTAGTCGGTGAATAGGGTTAGGTAGTTACCTGTGAGGGTATCCCCATCTATGTCACTAGCTATCTTGTTGAATAGCTTCGTGCCTAGTATGTTTTGGATATGGATGTCTTGAGCAATCTTGATGAATTGTATCATCTGGTCTCTATCCACGTTGCCGTTAATCCCTGTTCTCTTGATGACGTCAGCTGGGCTGACAAATAGTACCTGCGCCATTTTAGTTTAATTTTCCTCTATTCGGCATATCAATAGTGCGAGTATTCGCTGTCTCGTAGTCCTTCGGGTTCAACTTGCTCTCTGGTACACCTGCTGACCTAGCTGCGCTAGGGCTTACTCTCTTATCGTTTTCTAGTTCCTCAGTCTTGCTCTTAGGCAAGAACTTGCCGCCCTTACGCTTACGCATATAGACTAGGCGTTCCCATTTGTGGTGACAGTATGCTCCGCCCTTGTACTTGAAGATAGAGTATACAGAGCGACCTTTAGGAGCGAACTGTCCATTCACCCCAGAGAAGCTCATCTGGTTTATGTCCTCCTTGCGATATACCTTACCGCCTTTTGATAGACCTACCATACTTACACAGAATGGGCGTGAGTTACCACTTAGGTTGCCAGAGTATCTGTATCTGATTTTGTACAGACCAGCATCCTGTGAGGACTTGTCCTCTGCTGACATTTTAATAGAGGTGATAGCCTTGACTATAGCATCCTCATTGTCTGGATCGGTTACATCCTCAACAGAAGATAGCTCCCACTCCTCTTCATCAATGGTCTCTCCCTTGTCAGCTAGATACTCTAGCCACTCTGCCTCATCCTCTTTGGTGAAGGCTGGTGTGTCCTTAGAGTGGTTGTGGTTATCGTGAGACTTCATCTCTGTGAGTACCTTAGAGCTGTCACCGCTAAACAATGCATTCGCCACCTTAGGCTCAAACTGAAGCATCTGTACAAGGAACGTGATAGCTTGGTCTTCCGTAAGGATACCCTCTGTCACTTTAGCGATAATGTCGATAGCTCCTGCAATCTGCGCCCCATTGTAGGAGGCTTCCTTCTGTACTAGTTCTTCTGCCACCTCTGGATCTTTTTCGATTGCTATTGCTTCGGTATCTTGTGCTGGTTGGTCTTCAACCTTCACGCCAGTCTCTTCTTCTACCTCTTCCGCAGTCTGTGCATTCTGCAAGTCCATAAACTCGATAGGAGTAAGAGTCTTGAAGTATAGGTCTAGAGCGATGTTGTTGTAGGCTAGTATCTGTTCAAGTGCTGCAATGACTTGGTCTTGCTTTGGCTTGATGACCGTGTTATCAAAGAGCTGGAATGCTGTCTTGATTTCGTCTGCGTTGTTACCTAGTCCTGTCTGGTCTTTAACACCGAACAGCATAGGACTAGTGATACGGTGACCTACTAGTACCTTCTGTTGTGACTCTCTAGATAGGAACTCGTACTGATTGTGAGCATCGCTCAACTGTACTGGCTCTATCGTAGCTGCGCTATCTGCGCTCTCGTTAAAGGCTAGGATGAACTTACCAGAGTTAGATGAACCACTCCACTTATGGCGAATCTGTGATTCTATGATATCACGCTCCTCCTCTGGGGGAACTCCGTTATTAAAGTTTAGAATCATTGACGGACTGAGACCGTTCTTGATATTGTTGATGTGGTAGTTGGCTACCTCACCTTCAAGCTCTGCGTATGGTAGCGCACCTTGATAGTCTACAGGAGAGTAGTAGTATGAGCCACTACGATAAGGACGGAAGTATAGTATCTCTATCTTATCGGCTGCTGAACCATAGCCGAAGGCAGGGATGCGGTCTGCACCCTTCTTAGACTTCACCTCGCTCCAATCGTATGCGTAGTAGTATCCCTCAATCTCGCCTTCCTCGTTGCACTTCTCAGCTCGTAGACATTCTACAGGCATATGATGTACCTCAGCAATCTTGCTCTTGTCTTGGTTGTAGATGACTTGGAATGCTCCGTTACCTAGTAGGTAGTAGTCATTGATGACCTTCTTGAGTTCCTCGTCCTTGATGAGACTACGGCATTGGAGGTAGCCCTCCGTGTTTTTGCCAGAGTCTAAGGCATCTAAACCTTGCCCAAAAATTTGGTCTATAATTCCAGATACTACTGCATTGTTAGTAGGTGAGCCATTGTATCTGTCAATCAGATACTGAAAGTAGTTGTTATCATCACCATATTCAACCCAACCTAGTCGGCTGTTCTCCGAAATAACAGGAGATGTGTAGCTTGATAGCTGGATGAAGTTTACGTTATTCGCCATATATCTTGAACTCGTTATTCATTGTTTTCTCTGTGGTCGCTAGTTTCGGTTGATACGTTGCAACACTAGAACCAGAAGGTATAATATACATCCTGTCCTGTGAGAGCAGTTTCACCTTAGAGGCTTCCCATATCTTGACCACATAGAAGCTCTCGCTAGACAGCGCAGAGACATCATAGGTAAAGGTAAGCACCTTAGCAAAGTCATCCCAAGTACCAGAGATAGTAGTGTCTACTACTTCCTTTCTCTGATCTTCAGATATTATCTCTATCTCAAAGCTCTCCGTAGTAAAGTCACGGAGGTACATCTTGATAGTAGCCGTTGTATTTTCTTCTACAATAATCATCTAATTATAAAACCCAAAAGGAATAGAATGGTTATATTTGCACCACTCATCTCTCTAGGTAGCGATGCTACCAAAAAGAAAAGCCCTTCCATATAGGAGGGGCTTTCTTGATTCTAGACTATTCAGCTATTAGATATCGTCAATCTCTGAAGCATCTGCTGTGATAGTTGCATCTACGAAGTTAGCAGGAATCTTCTCCTGTGCGCCAAAGGTCAAAGAGTATCCACTCATATCTCCCATAGCAGCACCTGTAGCGATAGAACCACCTGTTACCTCAGCACCGTACTCTAAGCCCATCATAAACTGGTTGCCGTTGTTATCCTCTATAATAACGTGAGGACGAGCGTAAGCCAACAACTTAACCTCGTTGTGTGTTTGCTTAGATAGTTTCTTAAAGTTCAACGTCAAGGTCTGCTCGTAGAATGTAGTACCATTGTCACGAGAAGAGGTGATAGTCTGCTCAAAGCTAGACGTACCCTTAACATCAAACTTGAACCAAGTAGGAGTACCACCGAATGAGTCAATAACATCCGTATCAGTAGCATCGTAGGTAATAGCTCCTAGCGTATCGAAGTCTGCAAAGTACACAGCGGTAATACCACCTACTACGTCCTTACAGGGTTCGTTTCTTCCTTTTGTTAATGTACAAGCCATTTGTTTATTGTATTAAAAAAGGGCAGACAAGCACTAGCCTACCTGCCCTCTATTGGTTATTATCTACCTACTTATTAGGTGTAGTATACGATGTCAGCACCGATACCGATTTGAACACCAGCAGCGAAGCGCATTACTACACGCACGTTGTCTGATCCGTCCAAGTCAGCCATATCTAACAACTTAACAACTTGCCAATCTTCCAACAAAGAAGTACCGAAGAACAAGTTAGACTTACGAGCCGCTACCATATCGTTGTCTGGCATACCAGAACATACGAACAATTTAACGCCATCAAAAGCTAGATCACCGCCATTGTACCA